ATGGGAAACGGCACAAGGCGGTGAATACTTTGCAGCCGGTGTTGGTGGAGCAATCACAGGTCGTGGTGCGGATCTACTCATCATTGACGACCCACATTCTGAACAAGATGCATTGAGTCCTACTGCAATGGAGTCGGCGTATGAATGGTATACATCAGGTCCAAGACAACGTTTACAACCTGGCGGTAAAATTGTACTCGTCATGACGAGATGGAATCAAAAAGATTTAACAGGAAAATTAATTGCCAATCAAAAAGAAGCGAAAGCGGATCAATGGCACGTGGTCGAATTTCCAGCAATCTTGGACCACGGATCACGGAACCCGGTTCCTGTATGGCCAGAGTATTGGAAGTTAGAAGAACTCGAAAAGGTACAAGCAACACTACCCGTTGGTAAATGGAATGCACAGTGGATGCAAAATCCAACTGCAGAAGAAGGTGCAATATTAAAACGAGAGTGGTGGAGAATATGGAAACACGATTGGATACCAACTTTAGATCATGTCATACAAAGTTATGATACAGCATTTTTAAAAAAGGAGACTGCGGACTATTCTGCTATTACGACTTGGGGAGTTTTTTATCCAAATGAAGATTCACCTGCTAATTTAATATTACTCGATGCAGTTAAAGATCGATTTGAGTTTCCTGAATTACGTAGAAAAGCTTATGAGCAATATGAGTATTGGCAACCTGAAACAGTGATTATTGAGGCAAAAGCGTCAGGTCTACCTCTAACTTATGAACTTAGAAAAATGAATATTCCTGTGATGAACTTTACACCAAGTAAAGGAAATGATAAACATGCTAGGGTCAATTCTGTTGCACCTTTATTTGAATCTGGTATGATATGGGCTCCTGAGCAGAAATTCGCTGAAGAGGTCATTGAAGAATGCGCAGCGTTTCCTTATGGAGATCATGACGACTTGGTAGATAGTACAACACAAGCTCTCATGCGATTTAGACAAGGAGGTTTCGTCCAACACCCGGAAGACTATGAAGACGAGCCACTAAACGTACGTAAACGAGAGTATTATGGATGATTTAATAAAATTATTACAAAACTTAATAGCGAATAAACCAAAGCCCAAAGGGGGCATTGCAGATAGCGCAGAAGGCGTAGAGTTTATTGGTAAGCAGTTAAGTAAAAAACAATTAAAAGAATATGAACTGATTAACACTAGAGTAACGGATCCTAGTGGTTTAAGTGCAATTACAATTAGAAACGTGGGCCGTGATAATCGGTACATGTACATGAGAGATTTTAACGATGACTTTACCGGTCAGTTTGAAGACGTTATTAAATTCTTACAAGACAATCCTGATGTAAGATTAACTCAAGCTCAAAAAGATAATATCTTATACAACTTAGGAGTTTACAGAAGAGTCAATACAGAAAAAGCTAAACTAGAAAAAGGCATCATTGAACAAGGTAAGAATCCAGATGAGATTTATAAAAAATCGAATGAGGAAAGACCCCTAGAAGAATTATCCTTTACACAAGCTCTAGAGCGAATGTTAAAAATTACTGATGATATGAAAGCAAAAGCAAAAGAGACCGATGATATTTTTGCACCACAAGAAGCTTCGCCTGAGAGAAAATTAAGAATTAAAAGATTGTATGATGGTCCAGGGTACGATGACCCTAACTCTGCTGTCTTTAGAGGTTTGGGTAGCAAGTACTTACCGATGTTGCATGAAAAAGGAATTATAAAATTAGACGATCAGATTTATCAAAATTTAAAACAAGGTAAACACCATTGGGGTGGTGCAATGTATAATGCACCGGATCCAGTTCGAATATGGCGTTACCATTTTGGTAATGAGGTTTTCGATAAGATGAATAAATGGAATTACAATAATGATGATGTGTTTAAATGGATTGAACAAAACAACATTCAACCAATTAAACGAGAAGGACCAACTAATGCGTTAGAGTATTTAACACCAACAGAGATCCAACAAAATTTATCTGATGAATTATCAGCGTTTAAAAAATATAAAAACCCAGAACAGTTAGATGAGAATAGTAGAAAATTTTTCTATGCAGATAAACCTGATCAAAGGATGGAACGGATCACGTACCACGGAGAAAATATCCAAGCATTAGAAAATGTATTACAAAAAACAGATCCTGCGAGTTACAAAGAATACTACAGAACAAACAAAGCTACTCAACAAGGTGCAGAAATTATTCCGTTTAAAAAAGATGAAGGTATTTTATCGGTTAAATCAGGTGCAGAAGCAGAAGATATGTTAAAAGATTTCTTACAAAAATCTGATCAAATATCTGGTGCAAATGTTAAACCGATTAAACAAGGACAAACAACTAAACTTGACACATTGCCTATGAGATTACTTAAAAACTTTAACACGGAGTTTAGACTAGAAGATTTAACAAACGAAGGCTATTCAAAAGAACAAGCAGATGTGCTAATAAAAGCAAAAAATAAAATAACTTCTGGAGAGGAAATTAATCCTAATGAAGCTTTGTTAAGAGTCAAAGAAGAGATGGCAGATGATGCTGGAGTAGATGTGGATGAATTGGATTTTGATTTTCAAATAGAAGAACCAGAACCAATTGATGAATTTGCGAAAGGAGGAATCGTTGGCTTATATATTTGATCCGATAAGTAATACGTACATCGATGATGAAGACCAAAGTCTTGGTAATAAACTTGCGTTAAGTCAAGACGCAGAAGATATTATTAAAAAGATAGATGAGCAGTTCGGTCCAGGTACCGTGTTCCCTGCATCAGAATTACCTCCTAAAGAAAACCCGTACAAAGATTTTGAAGATAGAAACCCTGCAGCAGAAGGTGGCAGGATTGGTGGTGGAGTTATAGAAGGTGAAGATTATGGAGATAGAAGCGGATTTGCAGAACCTAAATTAATACAAGGTGGATCAAAGACACCTGTTCAATTCAGAGGAAAATATGGTGTAAGATCTATGTTAACTATTCCAGCAAATACTTCAGGTTATCTTGGAAGAAGTGGAGAACAATTAGTTTTTGAAACAGAAGCTGATGCAAGAAGATTTATAAATGAAGATTTAGATGATTTAAATTTTAAAGCAAAACAAAGTAAAAAAAGAAGTCCTGTCATAGAACAAAGACTAAAGGATATTAGAAATTATGTTAAAGAACTTAAGAAGGGCGGAAACAAAGTATATCTAAATGATGTTGTAGAAAAATTTTTAGGATCTAAAACTGTTGTAGGGACAGGTAGATTTGCTAAAGAACAAACTAATCTAGGTTCAAGAACTACAATAAAAGACAATATTAGAGAAGCTCTAGGTCAAGAAGAATATGATAAACTAATTAAATCACAAGCTACTGATCCAAGAATTACTGATGCAAACAAAGCAAAATTTAATAAATTAGTTTTAGATGTAAACAGAGGAGATTTACCTATTACTGCTTTAGGGTCTGAAGAAAGAGGAACTAAAACAAATATTAAAAATTATTTAACAGACGCTAACAAAAAAAGGTTTGATAAAATACTTTCTAAATTAAGAGCAATCAATTCTAGAATTTCTCAACCATCAGATACTTTAACAGAAGAAGGAATAGAAGAGCTTAAAAAAACTACAACAAAAAATTTTGATGCAACTATAAAAAAATATCCTTCTTCAATTGAAAAAAGAACAAACATATTTAAAAGCGGAACAAGATTTTATGATGCTAAAAGTTATATTTTATCTTTACTTGCTAGACATGTTACGCGAGGTGGTAATTTATACAAGCACATCGGAGGAGATACTGCAAAAGATGCTAAATTTAGAAATTTAAAAACAAACAAAATAATTACACTTAAAAATATAGATTTAAACAGTCCTGAGTTTAAAGAAGCTGCTAATACTTATAACGAATTTGAAAAATTAAAAAATACTCAAATAGATAATCCAATAACTGGTGAAAAAATAACACTTAATAATGCAATTAAAGAAGGGTCTGGTAATAAAGATTATTTAATTATAGATCACCAAGATGGTGTAAAGAAAAACCCTTTAAAAAATTTAAATATTACAACTCAAAAACAGAACATTGGTTTTGAATTAGCTGGTTTAAGTGAAGATGAGAAAAAGCGTTTTTACAGAGACAAAGTAGATTTTGATACTAATTTAGATAGGTTTACTAAATATGGTCAAAGACTTTTAACAAAAGGTGGATACAAAAAACCCAAAGAAACAATTCAAGATTACAGAGAAAGAGTTTCTAACTTTGCACAAAATGTAAAAAACAAAATGGATGCATCTAGAATGCTAACTAGTAAAATTCCGGGAGGAGCTATTGCATTAACTCCATTAGATTTTACTATGAGTATGATGGCAGGGGTTCCTTTAACTGATGCAGCAGCCAGCGCAGGTTCTTATTTATTAAAAGATCCAGTTATAGGAAGAGCAGTTAATGTTCCATTAGCTTTAAGAGAAATGACAGACTATGGTAGTGAAGAAGAAATGTTGCAAAGAGCAACTGAACGAAGAGAAAAAGGCGAAGATTTTTTACAAGGTTTATTAGATAAAGTAAAAGAAGGGGCAGGTGATCAACCAGAAATAAGTCCTTTTCAAGCAGCTAAAGGTGGCCGTGTTGGATTTAGCGGAGGTGGTGCAGTAGGAGCTGATGATAATTTTGCAAAAGAACTAGAATATTATTTTACAAACCCAGATGTAGAATTACCTCAGATGCAAACATTTAAAGAAACTATGAATCCAGTTACACATTTAAATGATATGCTTGATCCAAGAAACGCTCTTTACTACGCAGATATCCTAGCACGATCAGGAGTAAGAGTTGCAGAGTTTGGTGCAAGAATATTACCTGCACTTGGTAAACTTGCAACTGACTTAATACAAAAACCTGCATTCAAAGTTGTAGATGCAGATTCGGATTATGTACAAGATTATAATCTACCTGGTGGTAAATTATTTATTGATGAATTTGATATGATGGATACTGGCAAGAAAAAAACATTAAAAGGTACAGGAATCTTTACTGAGTTTTTAAAAAACATAACTCCGACATCTATGGAGAAAAAACTTGGACTTGATAAATTAATTGAAGGTGAAAAACAAAAAATGATTGATAGAGGATCTACTGCAGCTCCAGTTGCATTAGGAGAAACAGTTGGTCTTGGTGTTGAATTAGCTGCACCGATATTTCCAGGTGTTAAGTTTTTTCAATCATATGCAAAAGCTAGAAATCTTCCAGCTGATGACGTAACTAAACAAATAATGGAAAAAGAAATTGATGAAGTGTTAAGTGCAAAAGGAACTAACAGAAGAGAATTTTTAAAAGTCAGTGGTGCAGGAGGAGCGGTTATTTTAGCGAAGATGTTAGGCTTTGGTGATGACTTTGGAAGAGTTGCAAAAGTTGCAGAAAAAACTGCAGTTAAAACTGCAAACGTTGGAGGTAAGCCTGCTTGGTTTGATGCATTAGTTTCTAAAGTTATTAGAGAAGGAGAAGATGTTACAAAACAATTTGCAACAAAAGATAGAGAAACTGTTCACGTAATGAAGTTAGGTGAACAAGAAGGTGTGAGAGTTTCTCAAGATTTAGAAACTGGAAACATTACAGTTGATTATGATTCACCTACAAACATGGGTGAACAAAGTGTAACTTTAAATTATAGAGCACCTGAACAATTAGAAAATGGTGTAACAGTACCAGCTAAATTTGAAGCATTAGAAATAGAGCCAAGAGGAATAAGAATGGGACCTGATGATTATGAGATAGAATTTGACGGTGAAAATATTGTAGAAGGAATTGAAGATTTAAACTCTGATGTTTCTAGTTTAAAACAATTTGCAACAGGTCAGTTAGATGAAACAGATTTAAAAATTAGACAAGAGAAACTTAAAAAAGTACAAGACCTAAATGAAAACCAAGTATCTCAAGCAGAATATTTAGAAACTAAGTATGGTCCTGGCGATGAGGGTAGTCCTTATTATCAAGACTTTTCAGACTATGACTAAAAAACTAACAACCACAATACCACCTAAAAGAGGACCCAATCCACAAGGCTTGAATATTCCTCTAAAACAGGTTAAAACATCCAATACACCGGAGAATATAAATGGCAGATATAGACAAATCGTTACCAAACGTAAAAACATCAATCGAGGTTGATCCTCAAGAGGAAATCGAAATTGAACAACAGAAAGCTGAAGAGCTTTCTGAACAACCCGTTGAAGTAAACGAACAAGAAGATGGAAGTGTTGAAGTTAATTTTGATCCAAGCAAAGTTAACATCGAAGGGCAACCAACTCACTTTGATAATTTAGCAGAATTACTTCCAGAAGATATTACAGATCCAATTGGAAATGAGCTTGTAGAAAATTACATGGACTACAAAGCATCAAGAAAAGATTGGGAACAAACTTATAAAACAGGTTTAGATTTATTAGGTTTTAAGTATGACCAAAGAACAGAACCTTTTACTGGAGCTTCAGGTGCAACACATCCCGTGCTTGCAGAAGCTGTTACACAATTCCAAGCAGGAGCTTACAAAGAATTATTACCTGCTGAAGGACCAGTCAGAACTCAAATAGTTGGTAATCCAGATCAAGCAAAAGCAGCTCAAGCTCAACGTGTTAAAGATTACATGAACTACGAATTAATGGAGAAGATGGAAGAGTATGAACCAGAGTTTGATCAAATGTTATTTCATTTACCACTCGCAGGTTCTACATTTAAAAAAGTTTACTATGATGAACTGTTAGGTAGAGCTGTTTCTAAGTTTGTACCTGCAGATGATTTAGTAGTTCCGTACTCAGCTACCTCATTAGATGATGCGGACGCAATTATTGAAACAATAAAAATATCTGAAAACGATTTAAGAAAACAACAAGTCGCTGGTTTTTATTCTGATATAGAATTACAAAAACCACAAGACAAAGAAGATGAGATTGAGAAAAAAGAACGAGAACTAGAAGGAACTAGAAAATCAGGTAAACAAGAAATGGTATACACTCTTTTAGAGTGTCATGTTAATTTAGATTTAGAAGGGTTTGAAGATAAAGATGATGAATTAAACCCTACAGGAATAAAATTACCTTACATCGTAACTGTTGATGAAACTTCAAGAAAAGTTTTATCAATCAGAAGAAACTACGAACCAACAGATCCAAAGAGAAATAAAATCCAATATTTTGTCCATTTTAAATTTCTACCGGGTCTAGGGTTTTATGGCTTTGGATTAATTCATATGATTGGCGGATTGAGCAGAACTGCAACGGCTGCTCTCCGTCAATTATTAGATGCAGGAACTTTATCTAATTTACCTGCTGGATTTAAACAAAGAGGTATTAGAGTTAGAGATGAAGCGGCTCCATTACAGCCAGGTGAGTTTAGAGATGTAGATGCACCAGGCGGTAATTTAAGAGATGCATTTATGACTCTACCTTACAAAGAACCAAGTCCAACATTATTACAATTAATGGGTGTTGTTGTTTCTGCAGGTCAAAGATTCGCGGCTATTGCTGATATGCAAGTGGGTGAAGGAAATCAAAGTGCTGCAGTTGGAACTACAGTTGCATTACTTGAAAGAGGTTCAAGAGTTATGTCTGCAATCCACAAAAGATTGTATTCAGGAATGAAAAAAGAATTTAGATTACTTGCAAAAGTATTTAAAACTTACTTACCACCGGTTTATCCATTTGATGTAGTTGGTGGAAGAAGAGAAATTAAACAAATGGATTTTGATGACAGAGTAGATATTTTACCTGTTGCAGATCCAAATATATTCTCAATGGCTCAAAGAATATCTATGGCCCAAACAGAATTACAACTTGCAACATCGAATCCACAAATACATAATTTGTATTCTGCTTATAGAAAAATGTACGAAGCGTTAGGTGTAAAAAATATTGATCAAATATTACCACCACCTGCTCCAGTACAACCTATGGATCCAAGTTTAGAGCACATCAATGCGTTAGGAGCAAAACCTTTCCAAGCATTTAGAGCTCAAGATCATAGAGCACACGTTACAGCGCATTTAACGTTCATGTCTACTAATATTGTAAGAAATAATCCTATGGTTATGGCTTCAATACAGAAAAATATACTTGAACACATCAGTTTAATGGCTCAAGAACAAGTAGAATTAGAGTTTGCAGAGCAATTACAACAAATTCAAATGCTACAAGTACAAGCACAACAAGATCCAATGGCTCAACAACAGCTACAAAAGTTTTCTCAAGACATTGAAGCGAGAAAAGCAGTACTTGTTGCAGAGTTAACAGCTGATTTTGCGAAAGAAGAGAAGGAAATTACGTCTCAATTTGATAATGACCCTCTTCTAAAACTAAAATCAAGAGAAGTTGACCTAAGAGCAATGGAAAATGAACGAAAAAAACAAGCTGACCAAGAAAAAGCAGACCTTGATAGAGCAAAATTAGTCCAAGCAAGAGAATTAGCTGAAGATAAGATGGAACAAAACGAAGATTTAGCTAAATTAAGAGCTGGAGTCAGTCTTGCAGGCAAGGGAATTCAACAAATGTCTGTTATTGACAATGAATAATGATATAATAGATTAAAAAAAGGTAAAAAACTATGATGAACTATAAAAAACAAAAAGATATTAACATTCCTGATCAAAATGTAGAAGTAGATCCAAGATCTAAAACTACAGCTGACAAATCGTTCAATGGTTTACCAATGGGTGACAAAGAACAAGTCAGAGGTCAAAAAAGAATGTTAGCTGATAAGAAAAGAAAAGCTACTTGGTACTAATATGTGGTTCGGTGCTATTAAATTAGCCGTTCAAGCTGGCTCTCACATTTTTAAAAATCGTCAGAAGACTAAAATGCTTATGGCGGACGCACAAATGCGTCATGCAGAAAAAATGGCAAATGGAGAAGCAGAATACCAAGGTAAATTATTAGAAGCAAGGCAATCGGACTGGAAAGACGAATTTATTTTAATTTTACTTTCGGCTCCAATTGCGTTATTATCGTGGGCAGTGTTTTCGGATGATCCAAGTGCAATGGAAAAAATGAAATTGTTCTTTGAATATTTTTCACAACTTCCATTTTGGTATCAGACAATTTTCGTAGGTGTTATTGCGAGCGTTTACGGATTAAAAGCAACTGATTTAATTAAAAGGAAATAAGTATGGCAAACCCAAGATATAATAAACAAACTACAAACATGAGAGTTTGTAGAAGTAGTGGATCACCTAAATCTGGTGAAAAACCTATGAAACAAAAATACAAAGGCTTTTCAAAATTACCTGAAAGAGTTCAAAAGAAAATTAATAAAGATTTAGCAAAGAAGGTTTAATATGAATAAATTTAATAGATCAAATTTTAAGGATGGTGGTTCTTCAGAATACCACACAACTAAAGAAGGCAAAAAAGCTAAAAAAGGTCTTTGGTATAACATTCATCAAAAAAGAAAACGTGGTGAAAAAATGAGAGCAAAAGGTGCAAAGGGTGCACCAACAGCAGAGGCTATTAAAAAATCTCAAGCGTAATGTTTAGAAAACAATTTGCATCAGGAAGTAAATCTCCAGCGTGGCAACGTAAAGAAGGTAAGTCCGAGTCTGGTGGATTAAATGCAAAAGGTGTTGCATCTTACAGAAGAGCTAATCCTGGTTCTAAATTAAAAACTGCAGTTACAACTAAACCATCAAAATTAAAAGCAGGATCTAAAGCAGCTAAAAGAAGAAAATCATTTTGTGCTAGAATGAAAGGTATGAAAAAAAGATTAACTTCTGCTAAAACTGCAAGAGATCCAGATTCAAGAATTAATAAATCATTAAGAAAGTGGAATTGCTAATGTTTGATAATTTTATGTATAAAATATTAGGTGCAATTGATAACTTTTTTATTGCAATAGAGGAGGCTTATGAGAGACTCAAAAACAATAGAATCTTTTCTTCAAAAAAAAGAAAAAGAAAGTAAACAACGATCTTTATTTAAAGATTTAAAAAAAGAAGTGGATACCGGAGCAAATGGTACTCAAAAATATGTTATTAAGAAAGGCGAAAACAAAGGAAAGGTAGCGGATATAAATGCAATTAGAAACAACAATAAATAGATTAATAAAATTCTTAAAATCAAGAATTGATTCTTTGTCAGTAAACGTCACTTCTGGTGGGGTTGACAGTATGGAGAATTATAAGTATATAATAGGACAAATAAACGCCTATGAGGCAACACTACAGGAACTCTCTAACCTGCTAGAAGATAAGGAGCAAAATGAAACTAAAGGAACAGTCATCGACATCAAGTCAAAAAATAATAATGCCGGATAATGAATTAGTCGGCGTAAAAAAATCAGAAGATAAATCAGAAACAAAACAAGAAGCAAAATTACCGAAGCCTACGGGCTGGAGACTTTTAGTCTTACCTTTCAAAATGAAAGATAAAACTAAAGGTGGAGTAATACTAGCCGAAGATACTTTAGAGCGACAACAAGTTGCTTCACAAGTAGGGTTAGTTTTAGCTATGGGTCCTCAATGTTATAAGGATAAGGAGAGATATCCTGAAGGTCCATGGTGCAAGGTCAATGATTGGGTTATGTTTGCACGTTATGCAGGCAGCCGAGTTAAGATCGAAGGTGGGGAGATTCGTATGCTAAACGACGATGAAGTTTTAGCAACAATTGATAGTCCAGAGGACATCTTGCATGAGTTCTAAAACATAGGAAGGAGACGCTATGCCAGAAGAAGAAAACAAAACAGTAGATATTGATACATCAGGTCCTGATGCTACAGTAGATATTGAAGAAACAAAAGATGAGTCTGTTGTTGAAACAGGTTCAGAAGAAACAGGAAACACGGATCAAGGGACAGAAGAAACTACACAAGAAACAAGTAAGAAGGATGACGAATTAGAAGACTACAGTAAAGGTGTTCAAGCTCGTATTGCGAAATTAACTCGTAAAATGAGAGAAGCCGAAAGAAGGGAAAAAGCAGCAGTTGATTATGCTAGAGCTGTAGAAGAAAAAAGAAAAGCATTGGAAGAAAGGTTTGAAAAAACTGATTCTGAATATGTTAAGAAATTTGAAACAAGTATCAAGACTGGTTTAGAAGCTGCACAAAAAGAATTAGCAGCAGCTATTGAAGCAGGTGATGCAGCGGGTCAAGTTGAAGCTAACAAAAGAATTGCACAACTTACATTTGAGAATGCGAAACTTGAAGTAGCTAAAGAAGGGCGAGAGATTAAACAAAAGCAGGTAGAAACACCTGTACAACCAGCGCAGACGTATCAAAGAATGGATACATCTGAGGCGTCAAATCCAGATCCTAGAGCAGAAGATTGGGCAGCTAAAAACCCATGGTTTGGTACGGATAGAGCTATGACTTATACGGCTTTTGAAATACACAAAGATCTGACTGAAAAGGAAGGATATGACCCTAACTCGGACGAGTATTATGCAGAAGTTGACAAAAGAATCAGAGTTGACTTTCCTCATAAATTTGGTAATACTAATACTAAGCAATCGACCACCCCCGTTCAGACGGTGGCTTCAGCTTCAAGAAGTGTAAAGCCTGGTCGCAAAACTGTGAAACTCACATCGTCACAGGTAGCAATAGCTAAAAAATTAGGTGTGCCACTCGAAGAATACGCAAAACAACTAAAACACGCGAAGGAAGGAGCGTAACATGGAAAAAGAAAATAAAACTTCACGTGCGGATCAAACACGGTCAAAATCTGAGAGACCTAAAGTGTGGGTTCCACCATCTTCTCTAGATGCACCCCCTGCACCTGATGGATTCAGGTATAGATGGATAAGAGCAGAGAGTATTGGCTTTCAAGACACTAAAAACATATCTGGAAGATTAAGAGAAGGATATGAACTAGTAAGAGCTGAAGAAGTTGAAAATGCATCTGATTATCCAGTCCTCGATGAGGGCAAATACAAGGGAGTGATTGGGGTAGGTGGCCTTCTACTTGCGAAGGTACCTGAAGAGATCGCGAAGCAACGTCAAGCGTATATGTCTAATAGACATAAACAACAAGATGAAGCAGTAAATAACGACCTTATGAAGGAGCAGGATAGTAGAATGCCGATCAATGTTGAAAGGCAATCTCGTGTAACCTTCGGTGGTACGAAAAAATAATTTTTTCAATCACTGAATTTATAAACCGTACTGGAGGCCCTTCGGGGCAGGTACATAAGGAGAAACAACTATGGCAAATAGAAACACACAAGGTTTTGGTTTGATCCCTGCAGGAACTCTTGGCTCAACGCCAGCGACTTCTGGTCAAGGCAAATACAAAATCGATGCGGGTTATGCTACCACTATATATCATGGTGGTGCTGTTGCTTCTGCTGCTGGTTACATCGTTGAAGGACAAGGAACTGATACTCCTATCCTAGGCGTACTTAATGGAATATTCTACAACGCGGCTACAACTTTAAAGCCGACGTTTGCGAATCATTACGTTCAAGTAACACCAGCAAACTCAGAAGATATCGATGCATTTGTATTCGATAACCCACAACAACAATATGTAGTAGCAACTGATGATGCAGTAGCACAATCTGGATATTTAGAAACGTATGATATGAATACTTCTGCTGGTAGTACAACTACTGGTCAGTCTTCAGCTACGTTAGATATCGGAGATACAAGTGCTGATGCAGCTTCATGGAGATTATTAAGATCTGCTGAAGATCCTGAAAACGATGAAAATGCGGCTTTCAGATCTGTAGTAGTAGTTGCTAATCTAATTGAGCTACAATCGTAAAGCTAGAATAGGAGAACAAAAATGGCAATATCACGATCACAACTAGTTAAAGAACTAGAGCCAGGTTTGAACGCACTGTTCGGCTTGGAATACAAACGTTATGAAAATCAGCATGCTGAAATTTATAGCGAGGAATCATCTGACAGAGCTTTTGAAGAAGAAGTAATGTTAAGTGGTTTCGCAAACGCACAAGTAAAAGGTGAAGGTTCTGGAGTTTCATTTGATGAAGCGCAAGAAACTTTTACTGCTAGATACACTCATGAGACTGTAGCTTTAGCATTCGCAATCACTGAAGAAGCGATTGAGGATAACTTGTATGACAGACTTGCGTCTAGATATACAAAAGCTTTAGCTAGATCTATGAGCAATGCGAAACAAGTAAAATCAGTAGAACCACTGATTCAAGGTTTACCAACAACAGATAACTTTGATTCAGGTGACGGTGTTAGTTTATTTAACACATCTCACCCAACGGTTGCTGGAACTTTCGCAAACACGTTAGCGACTCAAGCTGACCTTAACGAAACTTCATTGGAGCAGTCTTTAATTGACATTGCTGCAATGACTGACGAAAGAGGTTTGAGAATTGCTGCTAGAGGAGTAAAAATGATTATTCCTTCTGAGCTACAATTCACTGCTGAAAGACTGATGAAGTCTCAAGGTAGAACTGGAACAGCTGACAACGATATCAATGCAATCGTATCTATGGGTATGGTTCCTCAAGGTTATAGAGTGAACAACTACCTAACAGACTCAGATGCATTTTATATCTTAACGGACATTCCAAATGGAATGAAAATGTTCAATAGAGCACCATTGACAACTGCAATGGAAGGCGATTTTGATACTGGAAACGTTAGATATAAAGCTAGAGAAAGATACTCTTTTGGAGTTTCTGACCCTAGAGGTATCTTCGGCGTTGAAGGTGCGTAATCAATAATTTTTTGTGGCGGGACATAGTCTCGCCACAATTTACAAATAGAAAGATAAAACCATGAAAAAATTTACAGTAAACATTTGGGCGTATGATCATCACGCTAGATTTACAGTAGAATCAGAAGATTCCCCAACATCACTAGAACAATCAATCCTTGACAAACTTGGAGAAAACAGTATAGTTTGGGAAAACCTTGGAGTCAGCTATGATAACAAGGTTAATAGAATAACCTATGAGGAGGTTATAGATGATACAAGACCTATACAAACAAAAAAGGTCCTTGGAGTTGAAGTGGGAACAGGAGCATCTGGATAATAACAGATACACTCTTGAGATGGTTAGAATTGACGACAAAGTCAAACAGATCATCACAGATATCAAGCTTGAAGAAGCTAGAATCGCTCACATACAGAACAATATAGAAGGTTCTGCTCCAGAAGTTTCAGTGGCTTCTTAGTATAAAAGCTACATCGTTGGAATAAATCCACTCCACACTACAGGCTCTCTTGCACTCTACTAAAAACTAGTATATACTTTTGTCACTATACATAAATTGAATATCGACGCGTATAGTCGACGGCCTAGAGACGATATTCAAATAACTAGGAGGATAATAACATGGCAAACACTACGTTTTCAGGACCGGTCATTTCTAAAAATGGCTTTATAAATACAGGTCCTGGTATGACTGTTAGCTTAACAGCTGACACAACTTTAACTGTAGCCGCTCACGCTGGCAAAATTTTACTTACAAATGATGCAGATGGTAAATTTACTTTACCTTCAATCAATGTAAATTCAAATGGAGCAACAGCTGGTGATACAGATTTTAATAACTTAAACAACATTGGTGCAACTTTTCACTTTTATGTGGAAACAGCTGCAACTGATATGGACATCAAAACAGATGGTACTGACAAATTTAAAGGCGGTATCATGATAGCAGTAGATGATGGAGCTAAAAAAGCTTTCATTCCAGCTGCAACAAATGATGTTATAACTATGAATGGTTCTACAAAAGGTGGTATCGTTGGTAGCGTAGTATCTTTCACAGCGATTGATACTGCTACATACCTAGTCCACAATTCTTTATTGCTTGGATCAGGTACAATAGTAACACCATACGCAGACGCGTAATAATTAACTCGGGGCGCCTGGTAATGCAGGCGTCCTTTAAAAGGAGGACAAAACATGGCAGACACAGTATTAAATACAACTGTATTTGACGGAGCAAAAAAACTTATAACACATTATAATAATGTTTCTGATAGTTCAGGAGGCACAACTAAAATAGTTGATGTTTCTGCATTAGCATCAAACAATGGTAAAACTTGCAAAACAGTAAGACTTAACAAAGTTAGTTTTAATGTATCGGTTACAGCACCAGCGGATGCTGTAAGATTACTTTGGGATGCAACAACAGATGTTGCTTTTCAAACATTAGCAGGAGAAATGGCTTTTGATTATTCTGATTTTGGTGGTCTTAAAAACACTAAAGCAAGTGGATATTCAGGAGATGTTAATTTAACTTTACC